TCTAAGGATTTTCGTATTGTGTTTTCGGATGTCTCTCCTATTTGTGAAAAATCGATTAATCCTAAATCTGCTATGCTAATTGTTGCGTATGTTTCTGCTATTCTTTTACTCATTTTTTTATTTGTTTTTATGTTGGTACATCTGTTACTATATTTCCACTTGTCATGTTGGTCATTGTTCCGTTATTACTTCCAATATTATCTGTAAGTGTCGGGAATGTATCTCCGTCACCCATACGCCACCAAGCTTCTATATTAGAAATAGACGAAACATCATTAGGGACACCGCCATTGTATATACTTGTAACTTCGCTTTGCGTTAAACCTCTGCTGTAAATACTAACCTCATCGATTTCGCCATTAAAAACATGACTAAATCCACCAAGTCCCGAATCTCCCAAAAATAAAATCGTATTATTTGTATTAATGTTACCTGTTGCACTTGCTGTTCCTTTTAAAACTCCGTCAATATAAATCTTAACATTACTGCCGTCATAAGTTCCTATCACATTAATCCAAACATTTTGAGAAGGCACTACGCCACTAAACGCAGTAAAACCGCCATTGGGAGTGAGAACCATAAAATGTAACTCCCCTGCATTAGAAGAAGAACCGCTTCTCATATTTCGTAAAAGAAAAGAGTTTCCGAAGCTTCCTACTTTTGCAACTATTGGATGATATTGATTTGAAGTGGCAACGTTGTTATTGTAATTGACCCAAGTAGAAATAGAAAGTTCTGAAAATCCATTTCCTAATGTATTATTAACTTCTACTCTGTCATCAACACCGTCAAACCTTACGCTCTTTGTGTTAGTGAAAGACGGAGACTGTACGTTTAATATGGAACGATAGTAGTTTGACATATGTTTAGTTTATGTTGGTACATCTGTTGAGAATGTACTAAAGTTTGTCATTGTTCCGTTGTTACCTCCCGAACCATTGTCAGTAAGTGTCGGTGCAGTATCTCCGTCGCCACATCTATACCAAGATAGAGGAGATAATGAACTAATATCGTTGGGTACTCCTGTGCCATAGATAGCAGTGACATCACTTGCTGATAGTTCAGAGTTAAATACCGATACCTCGTCTATGTTACCTCCCCAATTTCTACCGTGTGCAGTATTCTTACCAATAATAGAAATGCTTGGAGATGAACCTGCATTAAAAGTATCATTGTAATACAAAGAACCATCAAAATAAGATTTTAAATTTTGCGTAGAATCCTTGTAGGTGACTATTAAATGATGCCAATTTCCATCCGCAGCCGTTTGGTCAGTCAATTTAACATATTGACTACCACTCCAATAACATATTTCCCCATTATATACCACTCCGAAATCAAAACTAACAAAGCCAAAAAGAAATATATCCGTTCCTCCTAATAGTTGCCTGTATGTTCCTGTATTAATTTTTTTAAACCATATGCTTACACTAAAATCAGAAGAAAGCGTGATTGTAGGAGTTTGGACAAAATCATCCACTCCGTCTAACAATATGCTCTTCGTATTGGTGAACGGAACTGTTAGAGTGTTTAGTATGGAGCGGTAGTAGCTTGACATTTATGCAGGCTGTACAATCCAATACTCAACTCTTGTTCCTCCACACCACTCAGCATAGATTACGTTAAGTGCTGATGTACTGTATGTACCTGACCCCATAAGAACCCATCCCGCAGGTACTGTAGGTGCTGAACCCTCTTGGTGGTACAACTTCTGAACGATTCCCAACTGTGCGTTAGTTAAATCGTTTGTGATGTTACCCGTTCCTGCCGCTGCTGATGTGTTGTATATCTCACTCTCGGTGAATGATATTGCAACCCCCGTCTTAGCAATAGCTGACTGCGATCCTAGCTTTAGGTCGGCATATGTATATATCGTTCTTGCGCTGTTTGTCTGTGCTGAACCTCTTTCAATTAAATCCTCTGAGGCTGATATTCCTACAAACTGTTCGTTACTTGGTACTGTTGGCATAATGTTTTGTTTTATACAAAGATAACAAATTATTTATGTTGGTACATCTGTTACTATATTACCACTTGTCATGTTTGTCATTGTTCCGTTGTTTCCTCCCGAACCATTATCAGTCAATGTTGGGAAAGTATCGCCATCTCCCATGCGCCACCAACTAAGCGGACTTAATGAAGATAAGTCATTAGGCACACCACTATTGTAAATGCTTGTTATGTCGCTTTGA